CCAACACGGGCAAACTGAGAATTATCAAAACGGCCTCGTCTTTCCAGTCCGATTGACGTGCTTCTAGCAATTTTCCCTGGTATTGTTCTTCACCCTGGGCCATCTTAGTAGCATGCATAAGCTGTGCCTCTGACATAGCCATTTTTGTCTTCTGCTTGTTAGCGTAAATCTTACTTCCAGCAGAAACGGCTAATTTTATTGCCGATAACCACATGTTAGTACCCTTTAGAGTTTCTTCTTTTCTCTGCTAACATTCTTTTTTGACCTGGGACTGGCATCTCAGGCTTTCCTGTAGCAATATAATTGAACGCACCGTCTGCAGTAGTCTTAGATCTTGGATCTACCTCAATACTTTGCTCTGGAACGTTAATTATTTTCTGTTTTTTATAGTTCATCATAGCTTTTGCTCCTTTTATTAATTATCCTCTACCATAACTTGCGCTTGTTGTACACCAGTCTTTGCAAGACTGACTCCAGCACGTAATTTAGCTAAATCTTCGTTCTGTTCCATCTTATCTTCTGCAATTTCTTGTGCTTGCATTAGTTTTGCTCTGTTTAAATCTTGAGTTGCCTCATCATTTTCTCTTTTTCTCTCATTTTCCATCGCTCTAAGGTCAACTTCACGTGATTTTAACTTTAGAAGAGGGTCATTATCGAATTGAGATGTGATTTGTTTCTCTTCTTTCATGTATTCCTCTGTCATTTCAGCAATCAAGACAGCTTTTCTTGCTTCAATCTGATTTGTAATGTCTTGAAGCTGTGCTTGTATCTGTGGATTTGTTGCCGCTTGCTGTTGCATCATCATCATTTGTTGCATTTGTTCTCTAAATTCAAGTTGAACTTGCTCTTGAGCCATAATTGATATGTGTTCAAGTATATTTTTTTGCATTGCAGCCATGATTGACGGATTATTTCTAACCATATTAGTAGACATAAAGTTTAAATGTGCTGTGATGTGCGCTCTGTGGTCTTGACCAGGAAAAGCTTGGAATGGTTTCATTCCCATTGCAGCAATATGTTCCATACTTGGGTCCATCGGTGCCATTGGCGCTGGTGGAGGAAGAACTGCATCAACATTTTTTACACCGATTGCATCATACATGTTTCTATAGATCTGATACATGTTGTGTAATTGTGGATTTGATGTTGCGATTTGTAATTGTGTTTGTGCGAGTGTAATTCTCTGACTCATTGAGAATATATTTGGATCTGCAACAGGTATGATATCTATTCTATCATCAAAATCTGTTTGTTTAACGTTTCTTGCACCACCAACAACATCGTATGGATATTCAGGTGGCAGATATTGTGCAACCACTTTTGATAATAATTTAAATTCTGATTTCATCGCTGCATAACATCTTTTGTGTATCGCAGACATAACACGTGAACCACGTTCTAGTAATGCAACTGTAGTTCCAACAGCAGCGGCTTGATTACCATCACCCACTTGCATATCAGCGATAGCCGCGAATCTTTGACCAGCTGAAACAACTACACCTAACAAGTTTAATAATGTTGGTGAAGGCTCTTTGTATGGTAATGGAAAAAATGCATCTCGTAAGTTTCCACCAGGTGCATCGACATCCTTAAATTCACCTGGTTGTATTGGAGACGCTTCATCTCTAACCCTAACTCCTCTTTGTTTAAATCCTGCAGGTAAGTTCGATAAAGTACCAGCGTCTAATAATTGACGGAGAGCCGC